GATGCGCTTTTGAGCCGCACCCATGAGCGACATGGCGCCCTGCGCGGTGTCGTGCAGCGTGTTCGGGTTCAGCCCCTGCGCGTTGCGGACCACGCCCGTCCGGGTCTCGCCCATCGTGGAGGCGTATTCCAGAGCATCCAGCGCCGGGAAGTTCAGCCCGCCCGCGCTGATCGGCTGCACCGCGCCCACGCCATTGACGCGAACCGGTACGCCCGGCTCATTGCGCAGCAGGTCGCTCATCGTGAAGTCGTGAGCCTGCCGCATGTCCACGGCGTAACGCTGGTTAAGCGAGAAGTAGCCGCTATCCAAAAACGTCCGCAGAAGCGACGTCTTTATGCGCTGAACGTCAATCAGCAGATCCGCCAGCGACTGGCCGTAGAACCGATGGGCAACCGGGTAAGGCGTGATCGAGGAGAAGGGGATCATGTCCACCTTTTCCTTTTCCAGCATCACCGCCTCGGCGTTGCCGGTCACGACGCGGTAAATGGTTTCCTTGTCGCCTTCCTTGATCCGGACGTAGTGCTCGACGATCTCGACCTGACGCAGCGGGCTATCGGAGCCCTCGCCGTCCTCGTCAACCGTGTTGCGGGCCTGCTCAACGCCGTCTTCGCCATAAGCGGAGTAGGTCGTCAGGCTTTCGACCTTGTCCTTGTTATAGCCGTCCGCGATCAGGTCTTGAGCGCGAGGGCGGGACCGGGCGGCGCAGTAGGTGGCGCGCTTCAGGTCTACCGTGTCGCGGGCAACGGCGAAGTCTTCAGCCGGCCACGCGCACCACTTCAAGCACCCGTCCGTATCGACCTTCTCGGCCTTGACCTCGAACTCGTCTTCGCCCTGTTGCGTGGCCTCCAGAATGGCCCAGCCTTCAGCCTGGAGCATCTGGATCTGAATGGACGTGATGCCGCTAAAGGATTCCTCTTCGCGGCTTTCGTAGTCCTCCCACCACCACTTGAACACGCCGGTCTTGACCAGCAGCGCATCCTTGAACGCAGCGTAAAGGTTCTGAAACCCGTCGTTCTTGTCCATCAGGACATGATTGACGTAGTCCGTTTCCTGATCGGCGGCTTCCTCGTCCTCGGCGCCCTTGGGCTGGAACGTGGCGATATCGTCGCCGCCGGTGAACATCTCCATCAGGTCGGGCAGGATGGTCTCGACCGCGTCGTTGATCGCCGTGTCTGTCACCTTGGAGCGGTTGGACAGGGTCGGCATGTCTTTCATCAAGCCGCGCGCATACTCCAGCGCCCGTTCGCGGTCAGACGAAAGCTCCTCGTCGTTGTCAAACCCGAGCGCGGCCTGACGTTCAGACTGCACCAGGCCCAACAGTTCGCGGTCATCCATCAAGCCACCCCAAGGTTAGGCATTTCGAGGCGCTCTGAACTCTTGCGCGGCTCTTCGTAGGCGACACACATCAGCCCGAAGGCGTCGGCGCCGTGGGAAGACCAGTCGTGGTTAGGGCCAAGACCGATACCCCGGTCCTCGTCCCGCTTTTCGTGATACCAGCCCAGCGCATCGCGCCCCGGCTCTGTCGTGGCCTTGTTAAACCAGATGCGAGGGAACAGCCGCCGGGCGACCTCGATACGCATCTTCGCAGCGCCCGCCCCTTGGTTGGGGATGACCTTGACCGAAAAGCCCGCTTCTCTCAGCGCGCTCTCGTAGCTGACGTTATAGACCTTGTCGTTCTGCGCGCCATCGTGAGGCAGCACGCACTCGACCTTCTCGTATCCGCTTTCCCGCAGCCATTGCACATGCGCGGCCAGCGGTTGGCCCTGCGCTTCGTAATAGTCGAGAACGCGTATCTCTCGCCCGACAAATTGCGCGATCCAGATGGACGTGGCGTCCGCCTTGGCTCCACTCCCGCCGATATCCCAGAACGCCCGCACCGACATAAGCGGGTCTTTGGGGACGAAGGTTATCCGGTCTTTTGCTTCCACCAGGAACTTGGCGAAGTAAGCGCCTTCGATGGCTGTTGCGTAGCCGCCTTCCCAGACGTGTTCGTACTTGTCGGGGTACTTGTCCAGGTCGAGGCGGCGTTCAGCTTCCAGCACGTCAGGAAAGAACGGGTTGTCTTTCCAGTTGATCTCAACCACGACCGCGCCGGGCGGCGTGTTCTGGCGAAGGAACTTGTCAATCGCGTCAGCCTTGCGGGTCGGGTTCCAGCTCGCCCAAATCTCCGAGCCTTCCTTGCGGATGGTCGGACGCAGCAGGGTTAGCGAGCGATCCGAAAGCGTCTGCGCTTCCTCGATCCACGCCCGGTCGAACCCTTCAAGCGACTTGATGCTTTCGGCGGTGTGGTCCTGCATCCCCTGGAAGATGATAACCCCGCCGCCGGGCGTCCTGATCTCGTCGCGTAGAACCTCAAACTGACGACCAAGGCCCAGCGTCTGGATTTTGTCCTCGACCAGACGCTTTGCGCTTTCCTTCAGGCTCTTTTGAACCTCGCGGATGCAGACCGCGCGAAGGCCGGGGTTGAGCAGGGCTTCCTCGACCAGCAGTTCGGCGAAGAAGTGGCTCTTTCCCGATCCCCGGCCCCCGTGGGCGCCCTTGTAGCGAGCAGGCGCGAGAAGCGGTTCGAAGGCGCGGGGCGTGTCAATCGTCAGCGTGGACAATGCGCCTCACGATCCGCTCGACCTTGATCGGAGCTTCCTCGTCCCCGGCGTGGGTGATCTTGTCGCCGTACTTCTTCGGAGCCAGCTTGGAAGCGTGCCAGCGGCGGGCGTCCCACTTCAAACGCCCCAAGCCCGCATCCGTAGCAGTCAGCGCCTCAGCGAGACCCTTGCCCGCTTGGTAGTCGCCCTGAATTTCCCTCGCGCGCGCGTAGTTGTCGCGAAACGAAGCCTTCTCAGGATCATTGAGCCAACGATAGACCGTCGCGGCGTGGGGCATGTTGGAGCCTTCGCAGACTACCTCTAACCCCCCGTCTGCCGTCATGATCGCTTCGCAGATGCGGTCGGCTACCTCCTGGCTGTAGGACGACGGGCGCCCCCTTGGCCTTTTGGCAGTCATGGGAACCTCATGGTTTAGGGCAATGGCCGTATCAAGCCCGGAAATAATCCGCACAATCTCTGTATTTAGCTGTTGACGCCTACAGGGATTATCCGTAAGTTTTAGTCATCGAACGGGGCAACGCCCCACCAGCCAGGACAAAGCAAATGACCTACCAAGTCAGCGCCATTCAAGATCAATACTTCACCGGCGAGAACGCCGCGCACAGCCGAGGCTACATGGCTGTTTATCGTCGGGTCGGCGCTGCGAAGTGGACCATCTGCAAGGATTGGGTGGCCGACGGTCACGGCTCCGGCGTCAACGCGACAGTTTGGAGCGCAACCCCCGAAGGCGCCAAGGAGGCCGCCAAAAAATGGCTCCGCAAACAACTCAAGAAAAAGCGGGGGGCCTAGCCCCTCGCCAATGGCTGCACGACCTTGAACTTGAAGACGCCGCCCTTGCGGCCTTGAAAGAGCGCCAAATGACCGGACCTGACCTCTACGCCGCCCGATTCACGCTTGGCCACATGTGGGGCCTTGGGAGGCCGCTACGTATGGCCGAGATGGGCCGGGCCTTGCGCCTGTCTGGTCGCGATCCTGGAGCGTCTATCCGCGACTATGAGCGGGGAACAACGCGGATTAGCGGACCAATGGCCGTGGCCGTTCAGATGATGCTTGCCGGGGCGTTGCCGCCCGACGGGCTAGAGTGTCTGAAAGCCTAGTACGTCGAGCAGATCGGGCCGACGCCGGTGGTGAAGGAACCGGCAGGCGTCATGGCGGGAGCCGTGCCGTAGGTGCCGCCCGTGGTCTTCTGGGTGGTGAAGACGCCGAGGGTGTGAGTGCGGAACCGGGCCGAGGTGTTGTTGAACTGCCAGCCGACGAAGTAGACCGCCGGGCCGATGGCATCGACAGGAGCCGACAGGGCGACCGACTGATAAGCGGCGGTGCCCGATTGAGCCGTGCTGGCAGTGCTGGCCACGACAACGCCATCAGCGTCGTACAGGAAGCCGGTGATGTTGCCGGCCACAGCCGAGCCGTTCAGCAGCGCAAGGCCGGTGATACGGGCATTGGCAGGCAGGAACACGCGGGAGAAATAGGTTTCCGTCACGACCGGCGTGGTGTCGGTGCCCGTGGTCGTGGTCGGGGGCGGAGCCTCGCCCGAATGGAACACGGTAGCGTTGCCGCGCATGGTGATGCCGCGACGTCCGAGATGGCGACCAGATCCGGCCATGTGTAGTCCTCCAGGCGGCTAGTCCGCCAAATGGGTAAGGGGGGTCGCCCGCCGGTCAGCGGTCAGAGTGTGCAAGGCTGCTATGGGTGAGGCCGTGCCGGGGGCGATGGTGGTGCGCGTTGGCGCTAAACTCGACGGGGCCGCGCTACAGGCGCAAGACCCCGGATACC